ATTATCATCAATACCCGTAGACCTGAAACTACTAATGATATTACTTGCATTAGCAGTTACTGCCTTACTAGCCTGTTGTGTGCCTAGTGTGGTGATGTCTAGGTAGTTGAGTTCTGCTCCTGTAGACGTGATAGCCGTCCCTGCATAATTCAGATTACCAGCCGCTATATTTACCTCTCCAGTGCCTTTAGGGGTGATATTGATATCAATGTTGGTATCACCACCTGTTGCACTAAGGGTTGGCCCGTTACCTGTCGCGTTATTCGTGACAGTGAGCTCATTGACTGCAGATGCAATCGCCGCAAACTTGATGATTTCATTGTTGTCAGCGTCGTTAATCTCAGTAAGGCTATTGGCTTCCGCCAGCAGGTTATACATTGTACTACCGTCGGTAAACATAATCGTCTTTCCGCCACGAGGTACAACAACACCTGTTCCGCCGGAGGGCTTGAAAGTAAGATCGTAATCTCCGGAAGATGCATCCCAGACGATGTACCAACCTTCCTCTGCAGGAGCGACGACATCATGTGCTCCAGTGACCGCACCCGTTAACTTGATGATCGCCACCTTGGATTCAGAAGCAGAGTAACTAGACCCAACATTCGAGTCACCGGACAAGGTGGTTGTCGCCGACCCCGCCACATCGTGAGTATTGAGTCCAGAAACCATCTCTTCGATAACCTGCAAATTGGCATTTGTTATCTGACCCCAAGTTCCGGACTGTTCTCCGTCTGTGATCAACTGGAGTTTGCCTACCCCGCCTGAATATGTTGAAGCCATTTTCTAAAATCCTCTATATTAAGCCGCTATTTCTGTCCATGTATCTGAACTGGTTGATGTAACTTCTGTCCATGTGGCAGAAGACGTTGCATCGATTCCATCTGGGTCCCAGACGATCAATGGAGTATACGCAGACGACATATCCATTCCTGTTAATGTAACAACCGCGTTTCCAATCGGTACTTCTACCCCCAAAGAACCAGATGCAGAAAGTCCTGTTAGTGTAACTACTGCATCAGCAATTACACTTTCAGTTCCAATTGCACTTGTTGCAGACAGTCCTGTTAGTGTAACTACTGCATCAGCGATTACACTTTCAGTTCCAATTGCACTTGTTGCAGACAACCCGGTTTCTGTGACAATCGCACCTGCTGATACACTCTCTTCCCCTACAGCAGTAGTTGCAGTCAAACCTGTAGGATAGACAATCTGTCCTATTATTAAACTCTCTTCGCCAAGAGCCGCATTAAGAGCTAGTCCTGTGACAGATACATCTGCATTAGCTATTACAGACTCAGAGCCTGTTGTCGATGTTGCCGATACTCCGGTGACAGATACATCTGCATTAGCTATTACAGACTCTGCACCGATTGCCGCTGTTGCCGATACTCCTGTAACAGAGACAATCGAACTAGCAGAAGGTACTTCGTTACCCAGAGTTCCTGTTGAGGAAAGCCCGTCAACAGAAACATCGATAGAGACACCATCTCCCCACGAGGCTTCACCCCATGCGACTTTGCCCCAGCCTGAGTACGTAGTACTTGAAGCCACTATCTACTCCGCTTTAAGCGATCCTAATAATTGCTGCAGCAGATGTCGGACTTGGGAAGACAACTTGGAAAGTTCCTGCTGTGGAAGTTTTCGTACCGCCGAAATCCAGTACTGCTACAGCTTTATCACTAGACGATTTATTATAAATGATCGCTCCGCGCGCAGAGATTGTCGCAGTGGTCCAAGACTTATTATCAAAGTCCACCCATGCGGTTCCTCCTGTCGCAGATGTCTGAGTCACGTAAGGTACTCCAGTTGCTACAGTCAGTGCTTTAGTAGCCTCTGCAGTAGTAGTCAACCCGGCGGTGTAAGACCCGCTAGAGGAAACCTCATTCGCTCCCACAGTAGTAGTGAACGCCGTGGTCTGTGCGTTCGCCGTAGCGGCTGTAGTCAGCAGCGCCATACAGAAAGTAGTGGCATTACCTGCTGTGAAAGTGTGTGTATTTGTAAACAACTCCTGTTTGAAGGAGTTACATATCTCTTGTGAAAGTGCCATTGTTTTAGTTCCTATTTACTTGTTGCGCCGAGACGTAATGCCCCGGACCTATACTCTTCTGCGCGATTGCGCAAATCCTCTTCACCAAGCAGCCCCTGTAGAGCCATTTGGTATCTGCCTTCATAATCTTGAAGACTCTCTTGTTCCCCTTTCATAAAAGTCGCTGCTTGCGTAAGACAAGCGTATAAAAGGACATCAGGGGCGTTATCAGTTAACCAGTTTGTGGTCGTACTGTCACTCAGCGTCGGTAGACGTTTTGTATAGGCGAGCTCTATTGTAGTGCTCGTTGAAACTGCAGGTTGTACAAGGAACGTATCGTGATCCCACGTTGCGTAATACCTCGGTGTACCTGTTGTTGTTCGGGTAGGGTTATAATCATCCAAGAAGGACACATCCTTCTGCATGAGCTTATCCCCGTCCTGAATTCGTATAGATCGTATCACGACCATATCAGAGGGTGCGGTAAGAAAATAAGCGTTTGCACTCATTGTTGCAGTCGAATACTTTCTAGTAGCGTTAAGGTCTGTCTCCCGAGTAATTCTCAGTTGAGCATTCTCGATGATCTGATCAATCTGCGTAGTTGTTCCCCACGCGTCATTTTCAGTGAACTCCTCAATTGATGTCTTTAAGCTACTGTAATTCATGTTGTAGTCACCGTTACATCCCCTACAGAGAGTGTAGCACGAATCCCATCAAATCCCATACCAATAGATGAATTTATTCCTTTGGTGGGATCCATTGACCAAGAGTCAATATAAACGAACCCCTGCCCCGCTTCAACATCACTGTCGGGTCTAGGGTCATATAACGCTTCTGGGTCAGGTAAATGAGCCCGGGGTTGTTCTTGCGGATGCTTTTTGTCAAAACAGGAAGGGCAGGTTTTTAAACCATTCCACTCTTCCACAAGATCACGATACGGGACCTCGAACCCACATCGGTCGCACATTGCCCTTGCACGTTGCCCAAGAGCGTAGGTCATCAGATTCTCGCCACTCTCGGAACAATCCGCATATTGGTGTCATCTCGATCTGTCTGCTCTGCTCGATACATATCCTCGTCGTAGAGAGCTTTTAGCATCTGTGTTCGATCAGGGGCTTTCTTTACCGATAGATAATATGAGAGCCCTGATACAAGCGCAGGATAGAAATGGTACGGAATATCCGGGTCATTACTGGAAGCATCGATATCCTCGATACGCTCCATCTTGTAATACACCAGTTTGTCCGTGGAATTTTCCGGAGTTGGGTACAGGTATACGACCGGGGCTGCGCGTTGTCGATCAACGTAATACTGCGTCGGTCTACCTTCAGTAGATTTCTTCGGAAGTGAGTGATACCTGTTTCGAGAAATCCTCTCGATCAGGTAATCTGTGCTATCCCTTTGGATCGCAGCATCTGTAACGTCAACGGTGTCAGTCCCGAGTGTGTAATTGGCTGTGCCGTCAGTCAAGGTCAACTCGACCTTGGTCATCTTCCACAACTTGATTCCTCTGTTTGCCCAATCAGCGAACAGAAGATTCATGGACCGACGAGCTGTACGAGCGTCATAGCCCGAACGGAATTCCAACCCACACCGCTCGTACGCCTCTTCGATTACATCTGATGCGTCCAAGCTCCAATCTTGAGAGCCTGAAGTAGCCATCAGTTATAAACCACCATACATGAGGTTACATTCGTAAGAGTCGCGTAAGAACTTGTCTCACACCGAATTGGTGATCGACTAAGATCAACATACTGTGTAGCGGTTGCTGATGCTGGGGTTGCAATCGTAGCAAGAGTAGTCCCACCGGAACCCCCGTCCTTGATTACAACACTTCCTGCAGTGCCACTAGCTACATAATAAATTCCTACAACACGCGAAGGTCCACCAAATACTGCGCCACTGGCGGTTACTGTGGTTGTTTTACTATCACTGTGCATGATCAATCTCCTTTAAGAGAGGGGACCATGCGTCCCCTCATTCAAAAGATTAAGATGTTGCAGTAGTAACGCCACCGTCAGCATTAGTCTGGCCATTGAA